AATAAAAGTAATTGCGGGGCGGGCCTAAAAAAATGGCAGGTTCTTTCCGACGGGACGGCCAGTTGCGGTGGGCGAAGCTGTGAAATTTCTTTAGTTACGCATTTTTTTTGTTACGGTTCAAAATACAAAGGGGGTTTTTATGTCTGATTTGTTTTGGAAGACTGAAAAAAGGCTAGTAAAGGATTTAAAATTTTTTGAAAAAAATCCGAGAAAGATGTCTAAAGCACAAGCCGAGCAGTTGCTACAGAGCATTAAGAAGTTTAATTTAGTCGAGATACCCGTAATCGACCAAAACAACCGAATAATAGCGGGCAATATGCGAGTAACGGCCTTAAAGAAATTAGGCCGATTAAATGAAGAAATCGAAGTAAGGGTGCCAAGCCGTGATTTAACTGAAGAAGAGGCAACGGAGTATTTAATAAGAAGCAATAAGAATATCGGCGAGTGGGAGACGAAGCTACTAATCGAGTTTGATAAAGATTTATTGAAAGAAACGGGCTTCTCTGAAAAAGAGCTTGATAAAATATTCTACGATAAGAAAGAAGAAGAGGCAAAAGAACTAGAGTTCACAGAAGAATTGTTAGAAGAGCACAACTATGTAGTTTTGTATTTTGATAATGAGGTTGATTGGCTTAATTTCTGTAGTTTGGTGGAGTTAAAAAAGGTGCAGGCATTAGATAGCCACGAGGGGTGGCGACAGGTTGGAATTGGACGAGTTATGAAGGGCGTAGAAGTAATAAATAAGCTAAGGAAGGGGTAAGATGTTCGGTAAAGATTTTTGGTGCCCAGAAAAGATATCTGTTTGCGTGCCTTCTTATAAAAGGCCTAAAGATGTAATAACTAAAAAGCTTTATCCTTTTATAAAGTTATTTGTGGACGAGTCTGAATATGATGAATATAAGAAATATAATCCAGAGCAAGAAATTGTTAAATTACCCAGCGGAGTTCAAGGCAATATAGCGAGGGTGCGAAATTATATCCTTGATTACGAATTTAAGAATAAAACAGACGCCGTAGTAATGATGGACGATGATAATAAAGGGTTGTTTAAGTGGAGAAATGCCAAGCCACAACTTGTCGATAAAGACGAGTTCTTTATATTTATAAAGAAGTATTCTATACTTGCCTATGATTGGGGCGCGGTAATGTGGGGCGTAAATATTAATAAAGATAAGCAAATTTATAAAGAGTTTAACCCCTTTTCTACGGTTAGTTATGTCGGGGCACCTTTTATGTGCTTTATTAAAGACGATGGGACGAGGTTCGATGAAAGAATACCTTTAAAAGAAGATTACGACATATGCGTTCAGTTGTTAAATAAGCACAGGATTGTTTTAAGAGTAAACAGCTATTATTATAACACGAAGCAAAGCGAGAATAAAGGGGGCTGTGCTGTAATGCGAAATATTGATGAAGAAAAAAGACAATTCGAGATATTGCAAAAGAAGTGGGGCAGTAAGATTATCCACCAGGGGGCAAGCAACCAAAATCACAGGGGCAAGAAGGTTAGAAAAATATTTGACTATAATCCAATTTTAATAGTGCCAATAAAGGGGATTTAAGATGGCATTAGTAGACATTGAAGAAGTAGCACTACCAGTTTTTAAGATGTCTTCGAGGTGGTATAGAAAGCTGGCAAACGAATTAAATGGACCGCCTGTAGTAAGGAATAAGGTTGACTTCGTGCAGGCCTGTAAATTTGTAATCGACTATTATAAAAAAAGGGCTGACGGGCAAGGAAGTTTAAGCCTTACAGAAGAAAAGACGAGGCTGACTAATTATGAAGCCGAAATAAGAAAGATGGAGCTAAGGAAGTTGCAGGGCAGTTTAATTGAAGCTAAGTTAGTGGAGCAAGCCCTTAAAGATGTTTTTTATATGGTAAAGTCTAAATTGGACTCCGCGCCTGTTAGAATAGCTTCGGAAGTAGCCTATCTTCTGAAAGATGCTAAAGATATTAATATTGTAAAAACGAAGGCCCAGAACATAATTAAAGATATAGAAAAGGAGCTGTCTGATGTCAAAACCTACCGCGATATCATTAGCTATCAGAAGGGCGACAAAGATATTTCTACCGAAGCCGAACTTGACGACGAGTCAATGGGCGGATAGATATAGAGTATTAAGCCCAGAGATATCGGCAGAGGCGGGCCACTGGAATACTTCGCGAGCAGAATACCAAAGGGGTATAATGGATTCTGTGAGCGACCCTGAAATAGAGCAAGTCGTAATAATGAGTAGCGCGCAAGTAGGCAAGACTTCTATCCTTGAAAATATTTTAGGTTATTTTATGCACTATGAACCCAGCCCGATTTTATTTATATTACCTACCTTAGATATGGCTAAGGCGTTTTCGCAAGAAAGATTGTCGGGAATGATTAGAGACACAAAAGCCTTAAAAAGAATACTCCACCCTGTTAAGAGCCGTAACCCTGACGAAAAAACTTTATTTAAGAAGTTTGAGGGTGGATATTTGGCAATAGCGGGGGCTAATTCTCCAGCGAGTTTATCCGCAAGGCCTGTAAGAGTGCTACTTGCCGATGAAGTGGATAGATACCCCGTAAGTGCGGGGGCGGAAGGCGACCCACTAAGTCTTGCGATTAAAAGGACAACCACCTTTTGGAATCGTAAAATAGTGGTATGTTCTACCCCTACCTTAAAAGGGTTGTCGAGAATTGAGCTTGCCTATAAGAATTCGGACCAAAGGAAGTATTTCGTAAAGTGCCCTAAATGTGGTGCGAGACAGACACTTAGTTTTGACTATTTTAAGTGGGACGGCGATGATTATTCTACGGCCTATTATCAGTGCCCCCATTGTGGAGCAAGATTGAATGATAATGATAAGTTAGAAATGGTTAAAACGGGCGAATGGATAGCCGAAGGAAAACGTGGCAAAGTGGCAGGGTTTTCTTTGAATGAGCTTTACTCCCCCTGGGTTAGTTTTGAAGAATTGGCTGATAAAATGGATAAGGCAAAGCAAAATGTCGAAACTTGGAAGGTTTTTGTAAACACTTCTATGGGTTTGCCTTATGAAGATGAAGACATAAGCGGGCTGACAAACGAGTATTTTAAAAATAGAATTGAGAGTTACACAGAAGTGCCTAAGAAGGTTTTGTTGCTAACCGCTAGTGTAGACGTCCAAGAAGATAGGCTTGAAGTTTTGGTTGTGGGCTGGGGTAAAGGCGAAGAGGCGTGGCATATAGAACACAAAATACTTTACGGCTATTCTTATACCAATGTGCCGTGGGAGGCATTAGATAATTATTTAGAAAAAACATTTACCAGAGAAGATGGAGCCCTATTGAAAATAACAATTTGTCTTATTGACTCTGGTTATATGACTAAAAAAGTTTATGAGTACGTAAAGCCGAGACAATTACGCAGAGTTTATGCAATTAAGGGCGTTGGTGTTTTTGGAGCACCGATAGTAAACAGGGCAAGGCTTGTGGGGCGTGAAGGTGTAAAGATGTTCCCTATAGGCACCTTTTCGGCTAAAGATGTTTTGTTCGGAAGGTTAAAGATTGAAGAGCAGGGCAATGGATTTATACACTTTAATAAGTCTTGCGACGATGAATATTTCGAGCAATTATTAGCCGAGAGGCCAATAATAAAGCAAGTAAAGGGTTTTTCAGTTAAAGAGTATGTAAAAATTCGCGAAAGAAATGAAATTCTTGACCTTTGGTGCTATAATTTAGCGGCTATAACGGTTTTACAGCCAAATTTTGAAAAAATAGAGCAGAATTTATTAAAAGAGGCTGAAAAAAATAAAGATTTAGAAGAATTAAAGACCAAATTTGAAGAAATACCCAGCCGTTTAGAAGACAATTTAAATTATAAAAAACAGCCAAAGAAAAAAATAAGAAAAAGTTCTTGGCTTAGCGGTTGGTAGTGGATTTATAATGGATTTTTTTGATTTTATTTTGATATAATTTTCAAAACTTAAAGGGGGGTAAGTATGCTACCCTTACAAGCCTATGCGGGCGACACAATAACCTTTGATATAACCCAAGAAGATATAAGCGGAAAATATAACCCATTAGACGGTTGGACCGCTATGGTTATCTTTTATAACTCCCAAGATACCTACCATTTTAGTGCGACAACCGTAGGCGATGTGTATCACTTTACGGCAATAACCAATGGTTCTTGGGCGTCGGGCAAGTATCAAGTTATTTTAAGGTTCACTAAGGGCACAGAGGTTAACACACTATTTTTAGGCGAAATAAGAATATTACCAGACCCGTATTCTACACCTGTAGATGATAGAAGCCACGTTAAAAAAGTTTTAGACGCAATAGAGGCGGTAATTGAAGGGCGAGCGTCGAGAAGCGAAAAAGAGTATACACTGGGCGATAAAAAGTTGGTTAGTATGACTCACGAAGAGCTATTTAAGGCTTGGAATAGATATAAATTTCTTTATAAGCAAGAGTTGCAGGCTAAAGGATTGGAGCCAGTAAGCAACCAAGTTAAAGTAAGATTTGTCTCTGATGCCGACAGCTGGCTTAATTTTAGAGGGGTTTTTCGTTGAGCATATTTGATATATTTAAAAAGAGTAAGGCTTTTGAAGAAACTCAAAAGATTGTAAAATCTAAAAGATATTATCAGGGGGCAATAGCCAATAGGCTTACCTCTGATTGGTTTACCACGAATTTATCCGCAGATAATATTTTAAGGTGGGCGTTATATAGATTACGGGCAAGGACTAGGGACCTTGAGAGAAATAATGACTACGTAAGAGAATTTGTTCGAGAAGTAGAGCAAAATGTCGTAGGCCACAATGGTATAAAACTTCAATGCCAGGCGATGACTAAGTATAAGAATTTGCCAGACTCCAGCCGAAACACAGAAGTGGAGCAG